TTATCCTCACTGACCCTCCCTATGGAATGGGAGCGGATTCCTTTGGGGATTCGGGAGGCATGGCAGCCGGAGCCCACGGGTATGAAGATTCCCGACAATACTTCGAATCCCTCATGTCCGAGGGAGTGTAGGTCAGTAATAGCGCGGAGTCTTCGCTCGCCACTAACAAGGTAGTGACCATCTGCCTCCACTGAGAGTGTGATTGGGTGGAAGAGTCCGTGCGTGGATATTGATTCAGCAAGTTGGCGTAGTTCATCTTCTTTAAACTCCCTACGTTGGCGGTTCTCGCGGATCTTTATGGAACTAAGGGGGATTGTTTTCACTACGTGCTCCCGAAGGTGGAGGGCCGAAGCCCTCCAGAATGGTTAATTAAGCGGGGAAGATGCCGGCGGTATCCTCGACGAAAGTGTCGTTCAGCGACTTGTGCTTGATCTTCACCTTCACCGGGCGTCCGGTCAGCATCCGCCACGAGAACGGCTGTCCGGGGACATTCATGCCCGCAGCTTCACGGAGGACTCGCTGGCCGTTATTCTTCCCCTTCGAGTTGTCAATGTTCCCCTCAGCCGTCAGGTCGAGAAACACACTGTGATTGATGGTGACGGTCTTTGGAATGCCGAGGGCTTGGAGTTCCGCCGGCACCTCAATCTTCAACGGGGCCAGCATCATAACCCAGGGCTTGCCCGCGTTGTCTCCCTTCGAGATGGTACCGGATTTCGGTGCAGGAATCTCCCCGATTGTCGCGACGTAGAGGCCGTCACTGGTGGTGGGATTCTCCGTAGGGAGAAGGGGTCGTTTCTCATTAACCTCGGTAGTCTGGGCGTCGAGGAACGAGTTCGGGTCAAACATACTCATGGTGATACTCCTTGGTAAAGTGGGTGGCTAATCCCGGCCACACCGACGGGGAAATTTTTACGAAAGGCTGTAAATTTTACAACGATAGGGAAAATTTTTTAGGCTTGTACTAACTTCCAAATATACGTTTTTGGTTTAGCCCCGCGTTTTCCTTGCCGAGCTTTTAAATAGTTTTCATGCGTCTTTGCAGCATATGTGGCGGCTTCTGGTGTTGCAAAGTAATTTAAAAAATAATGAAAGCCCTCTCCCCACTGTACAGACACAGCGTATTTATCAATTTTCATAACCGACTCCTAGTAGTACGTAGTGGAGGAGTTGAGGACTTTGATGATGACTTCGTTCAGTTCAAGGGGTTTCATTGGGGCAGCTTGCATAAGGGCGGCTTTATTTCCCTGCATTGCGTCCTTGAGGAAATCAATCGCATCCTGCCTCTTCGCCCCCGGAGGGAGGCGGAGTCGGACACTCAGCGTCAATGTGGTGGAGGATTTCTTGCTCATTTCTGTTCCCCCCTCTTCTTCCACACATCCATGATCTGGGCGAAATTGGGATCAAGCTTCGACCGATAGCCGAGGGAGCGGGTCTTCAGGTCCGCGCCAAAGGCGGCTGTGTCCCAGTAGAATTTATCCCCCTCCCTTACGGTCATGATGACTTCGGAGAACAGGGGAGGTATTTGCGGAGACAACGCGCTGCCGATAGATTGCACCGAGATCTTCGTCCCGCCGGTGATTTCATCCTTCTCTCGCGAGACATGCCCGGTCATGGCTACGGTGCATTGAAGGCCCTGGGTTATCAACCGGAGGAAATTCATCAGATTGTTCTGCGCCACCATGTAGTCGGGCATCGAGGCGGTTGGTTTATTCCCAATCACCATCTTCATACACGCAGTCGCGAGTTCAGTGAGGGAATCCATCACGAATATCCAACTCGTGTCGAGGGACTCGATCGGGCCGATTACCTTTGCAGTCCGGTCGTCAGTGAAGTTCGCGCAGGCAGAGAGGATCTTATAGAAAGCATTGTTCGCTCCGCGGTTCGGGTCGCTCATCTTGGTCAGGGCCTCGTAGGACATCTTGCCGACATTATCCGCTGCAGTCATGAGGTCCTTTATTCCAAGGGACTTCGTGAGGGTTGAGTGGTAGAAGAGATTCGGGGGCACTTCCTTCCCCCTGTCTTTCCAGTATCCGAGAAGGGTCTCTACTCCGGACTCCGTGAACAGTGCCGCGACATTCATCTTGTTCGCGAGTGCCCACTCTACAAGTGTCCCCAGGGAATGCGTCTTTCCCGTACCACTCGGGCCAATTAATAGTATCTTCGGTCCTGCGAGGTTAGCCATTTTGATTCTTCCTTATAAAACGATCATGCAATTGAAACTCCCTTTGCCATATAGGTAGCGGAAGGGCGTCGTTGAATTCCGCCTCCATGGGGAGGAGGATAGAACCGGGGACGAGCCAGCCGAGGAGATGATCCCGGTGCTCGTCACAAGGATGAGTGAGGAACTGGAAGGGGACTTGCCTCCCCGTTTCGTCGAAGATTACACTCCGCGCCCAGATCTCCCCGCATGCGGGGCAGCACCAAGCGTAACTCGGGGGTCGTTGAAGTTCCTCCCGAACTCTCCGTAGCCCCCTCTCTATCGGCCCGATGGACATACTACCGATGATTATAGTTTGCAAGTACATTATTCCCTCCGCGAATGTGTTGGACAATGCCGGTGGTGGAAAGTTCAATAAGGTTTATTTCTTCTCCCGTAGTTCCTCTTCCATCCTACTACGGAAGTGGGAATATAATTCCTCCACCGTTACGAAGGTAAGACGTTCCTTGTGGTAACGGATGGAGACTTGATGGCTGCCGTGGTCGGAGAAAAAACTACGCCAAGTTCCGTACTTCTTCGGGAGGAGTTTTAAGCGGAGGAGAGTCTTGGCGAATTCCTTCACGTTGACAGGGGGTGTCCAGGTGTAGCTCACGATAGCCTCCAACTAGCACTTCCGCATATAAGTAAGTTGTGTAGATTTTCTTCATACACGGATTCGTTAGTATTTGAATTAACTACCCACTGTAAAGTTTCTATAATGCGTCTCTTTTTTCTTGAGACCTTCGTATATTTACTGCGCACGGAAAAGAGCGGGCGTTTTGCACGACGCACTTTGTATCGAGTATAACGAGCACTTCCATTTCGCTTGCTCACTTTATCTCCTCAGTTTCCCAAAGTGGATAAACGAACCTTCCCGTAGCAGGGTTAATTGGACTGGTAGCAATTTGCCAAGAATCCCCATACCGAGCCCTTGCGAGGATTTCTTCTATACTCATTCCACAAGAACAATAACCGGCGACAAAGTCTACCTTTGCATACTCATGTTCACATATGACGGGTTCGTTCATTCTTTGATCTCCTTCAGCCGCTGCGAGGCCATTGCGGTCCAAATAGCGTTAATAACCTGCGCATCAGAATCAAAGCCCTTTGGCTCTGTCATTTCGATATAGCCAAGGGTGTTTGCGCGGTCGCTCGGCTCCCCCAGGCACGCTTCGGCGTACTGGAGTAGGGCGGATTCGATCAAATCGGCTAGCTCTACGTCTGGTTCTATATCGCGGGGTTCGCTGAATTCTAGGACGAGAGATTTCGCAATCTTCCTGCGCAGGGCTTTCAGGTCAGTCATGGCTGTCCTTTTTGACAAGAACACCCCTTGCATCAACTTCCAACCCCGGAGCGGGCTTAGGGCACAGATCAGCCGGTCCTTCCATGTTGCGCAATACCGCGCCTCCAAGATCGTACTTCTTGAGCAATACAACGCACTCGTGCGCCAGTTTGTCATTGCCAGATCGCTTGACTGAATACGATAGGCGTCTGCACATGCTGGCTAGGTTGTCTATTTGCTCAATCTGCTTGCACACTTTGTCATTGAGTTGATTGCACTCACTTTCTAGTGTGTTGACCGAACCTTCGAGCTTTAAGAGGCGCTCACGCATTTCCTCAATATATTCAGCCGCACCCAGGTAATATGAGTTTGGGCCGATGATTTCAGCAGCAACGCGCAAGCATTCCGCAATGTCTTGCTCCCAGTACGGCGTTTCTTTATCGGTAGTCATTTGGATTCAACCTTTCATTGATTTGAGGCGGTTCATTAATATCTGGGAGGTATTAATCATTCTGTGGCCTCCGGTTCCATCGCTCTACCAAAAGTGATTGAACGTTATCTTTCAACGGGTAAATAAGCGCACTAGATGCGCGGCAAAGCCCGTTATTACATTCAACGTACATGCTGCCATCGCTACCGCTTCCCTCTGGCATCGTGAACATGGTCGCAGCCGATCCACAGAACGGGCATGGCTTTAATTCACGGTTGAACCAAACATCATCATCGGCGCACATGGTCATGGTTTCTTCCTCTCAAATTCCGCATTAAAAGCCGCTGCCATAGTTTTATCGGCGCACGTCGCACAAATATGCTCGCAGTAACCGCTGTTCCCGAAAGCCTCAAGAATCACCTTAACGCCCTTGGGTTCCGTTGGTGTGTATCCAAATACTTCTGTATGTCGTAACTTCTGCGGCGTTATGTTCTCCGTTCCGCACAGATCACAGCTGAACGTTATTACCTTTTCTTCATTTTTCATGATTGATTTATCTCCTTAAGAACTGCGGCAATGTGAGCCTTGGTAGCATCCTGATAACAGCCGCATGACTTGCTCATTGGTTTACCAAAGTGCGGACAATCGGCCTCTGCGCAATCCCATGGCGAGTCAAACCTGTGTCCACGGTTGAATTCATCGCGTAGCAAATCTCTAAGCTTATGAATTTCCGCTGCGCACTCTCCGTGCGTGTCGCCATCTGGCTGCTCGTCGAAGCTCATACCCCCTCCATCATTTTAGCCACGCACTCCACCCGAGCACGCCTTGATCTTGTCTAGGTCAGTCATTTCTGCTCCTTCATCTTGGCGCGGATGGCGGACTGAAAAGATTCCACTAGGGCCGCACTGAATTTGAATCCAAAATCAGTCAAGACCTGCTGGTATAGCTGAAACGCCTCCTCCATCCCCTCGGCTCGGGCAGTCTTTTCTGCATCAAGCGCCCTCTGCAATTGATGTAGAAGGTCTGTATGGGAAACCACAAGCTCTGAAAACTCAGCCTTTACCCGAGCGACTTCTGCGGCCCACTCATTCGACCAACGAGCGGCCTCTGCCAGCTTGCGCTCGGCTTCCTCGGCTCGGGTGCAGGTATCCCTAACTTGCCACATGAACTTGTTTCGTTCTTCCATCCTGTCAGTGGCCATGCGATCTAATGGGTAATCGTTGGGCAAGCTTCCCGCATCTGGTCCGGCAAGAATGCCGCGGACTTCCTCCAGCTTGGTGCGCAGGGCGGCAATATCCACATCCCGGTTCGTCACCTTCAGCATTTCAGCATCACGGGATTCTTCGAGAATGGCGTATTTATCGCGCAGGGCGGCGAGTTCGGAGTCTTGGGTGCGGTTGTTCCAAATGCGCGCATGTGCCCAAAAATCACACTTGCGGCATCCAGCGTAATCTCTGTCCTCGTCCCACTTATCGTGCGCAGCTTCTCCACCACAGAACGGACACGGCTTCAGTTCTTCGCTCACGGCTTCACCTCCGGGGCGGCGGAGAGCAGGGCCCACATTTGGTCCTGCATTTCTCGGCCCCATTCATCAGTTCCGCACAGTTGCGCTGTAACGGCATGCCACTTTTGTAACTGCTCCCTCGGCACTAGCACCATGCCGGACGGCTCGCCCGCTTCGAGGCCGCGCAGGGCTAGGTCGCAGAGTTGTTTAAAATCGGCTCTTGTCATTCCATACTTGCCTGTCGCCCCATACGGATCATCCTTCCATTTCTTTATCTGCTCCCTGTTCATTCCGTCCCCCTTGCCGCGTCAATGGCGGCGTCTAGTTCATTCCAATCCAAGCTGACATATCTTGCGGGTTCGCTCATCCAGAACATGACTTGATGGTGCCCAACCTTTGGGGTTCGCAGCCACCGATATCTCCCCGCATCCCTCTCCAGTTCCGCCACACGCGCAGTCAGGGCGGCGTTCTCGCGTTCGAGGGTCAGATAATCCCCGTAGCACACGAATCCGCCATGCTCGGCTGGTTGAATGTCTGCTGTTGTCCATCTTGCAACGTTCTTATCGCTCATAGCATCCTCTCCGTCCGGGTAAGTGGTTCCCAAGCTCTCTGCTCGAATTGGGACTCGAGAAGCAATTGTGGCTCCTTCATCAGACATACATTCCGAAGGGCACACCCGCCGAACTCCGCACAGGCGTGATCGAGGTTGTAGTCGAAATATCCTTCCTCCCAGCACGAGATCATTCTCTTCACATCCCTGAGCAGCTGTTCGTACCAGCGGTCGATTTGCCAGTCCGGGCGATAGGTAATGGCTTGCTGGGTGTCGTACTTGGTCTTGAGGATGGAGACCCCTCGGATGAGGAAGCCATTCAGTCGTACTCCCATCCTACCCATGCCCCAGACGTAGGATGTAAATTGCGACCGAAGATCCCACTGGGTTGCCCAGCTTGCCCCGAGGGAAGTCGCGGTCTTGTCATCCTCACCGAGGACCATGCCTTCGAAATCTACTGCTTGGTCCAGGCGGCCGCAGTATATGATCGGGTCGCCTGTGACGGGATGGAGGATGTCGATGGGTTCGGCGAAGGAAAGTTCGATCCCCCGCTTCCCGTTAGGGAGGGTTATGGGAATGGCCTTATCCGTGGTCATGGGGTAGTGGTCGAAGTAGAATTCCAGGGCTCCGGCCATACGCTCCGCAGACTTGGCGGAAGATGGGGGGCATTCATAGTTACCATAGGCGGTAAGCAAGGCTCCGACTCCCATTGCTACTGCATCGTCATGGTCCGCTCCGTGTACGAAATAGGCCTCGCGGGCAACCTCGATTCCCTTTGCATACGCTGCCCCTGCATGCAGGTGGACATTCTCGCCGCGGAGCTTCCAGTGCTGGAGGTATGTTCGGTACGCCTTCTGGGGACAGGAACGGAATGCACCGACTATGGTACTGTCGATGATATGGGGGAATTCCGGGCGAGTTGTCATTCTTCTATCTCCCCGTTCAGCGTCGGCGGGGCATCTCCCGCGCCGAAGAGATTGATGGAATGCTCCTTATCCGCATCGTCGAATATGCGAAGTTCTAGCATATTCTCTGCAACAAAGGTTTCTATCCGGACAATGCCGTGGATGTAGATTGTGGCCATTCTATATTCCCTTCTATCTAAATTGTCCTACGATGTACATCAGGGTTCCGCCTATCCAGAGCACTATCCCCCAGAGGCAGACAAGGAGGAAGTCTCTCATAACGCCCCGAGTTCCCCGAGCATGTCATCTGCGTGGGGGATCTCTTTGATGGCTTGCTTGCGCTTTGCAGTAGTCGATGATGCCGCGGCGGATACCCTCCCCTCCCGCATGAGGGCTACGGCTTCCTTCAAGTCCTCGATGGTGGCGGTGTTGTCCTCGACCTTCCTGCGGAGGATGGCTATGCGGGACTGGACTTCATTGGATTGGATCACTTTGACAACCTTTCTTTCAACATTTCGATAGTATCAACGGAGCCCCGGATGATGAATATCCCTGGCTCGGCGTTGATGATGTAGGGAGCAAGGTCGAGGGTCCTTGACGTGAAATAGTCTCGGAGTAACCTTGAGAAGAATTCCTTCCATGCGGACTTCGGTATCCTATTCTCCACCGTGGAGAACAAGGACACTGCACATTTCGCGTGGAGGTCCTCAGGGAGCCAGACGGTGAGCTTAACTGAGGGGATGGCGTTACGAAGGGCGGGCATCTTAGTACTCCGGTTTCGTGGAAAGGCCTTGCCAAGCATCTACAGGATACGCGGTTGGTTGACGTTTCCAAGCTTGCGCAGCAACCGCACTGAAAGCAGTCAATCCCCAACGCTTGCCGTTCCAGTAGGAAAAACGATGTAGCAGGGAAGGAATTCCTACTGTATGCACAACATATACGCCAGGACGAACTGGCTTGTACTTACACGTGCAGAATACGGGGGAAAGGGAGATCATTCTATTTCCTCCCATTCGTTATCCTCGGATAGGACTTCAACTTCGCAATCCCGCGCGAGTAGGCGGGTGATGAGGATATTCTTCGCGATGTCACTCTCGAGGCCGGAGAAGGATACCTCTGTCCAATCGTCCTCGAATTGCGTTCTGAATCTAATCATAGTGGTTCCTTCCCGTAGGCGAATTTCTGTATATCCTTTGCGAGGTTCTCGCATTCCATCATAACGTAGTCCAGTGTTTTAACACTTGCCTCGGGATCGTTATAATCATTAGGCTCGAGTTCAATTGGAGCATCCTGGTAGTGCGCACAGTCAAAACCAAACCACCAAAGATTGTCAGAGTTATCTACGGGATAGTTTGCCGAGCCGTTGGCATAAGTAAGTCCCCCGTGAACATCTACCACTACGTCAAGGGAACGTCGAATTGCTTCCGGGCCGTCTGAGTTAACTCCGGCGGTAAGAGCGAGAAGGAAACTCTTTTTCCCGATTGGCACCTGAGTTGCCTCCGTGGAAATTTCCGGGAGTTGTTCATTGTAACCCTTTCCGTGGAAGGGGTGCTTTACAGGTACTCCAACGTATCCGCAGCGATGGTGCTGGCGTTTGTCGAAATAGACAATGAGGACTACGGCGCGTAAACCGCTGGAGGTTACCCAGTCTTTTTCAAGTTTGTTCATATCCCGATCTCCTTCCTCAGGGAGAGCTTGGAGTCGAGGGACATTACTTCGAGGATGTTCGTCCCTGCGGGGAGTGTCATGAGTTGTCCCTCCCCCTCGGTCTGCGCGAAGGTAGTATCCAAGTCAAGTTCCACCCGAGCAATCCCGCCGTAGGAGAGATGGACTGTGACCTCGCAGATCGGGGCATGGAGATGCAAGGGTTCGAGGTAGATGTGGAGGATTGCCTTGCGCTGTTCGTGCCATTCCTGGCGAGGTTCGGGCTTCCGTGTTTCCCCGAGCCACCAACTACCCTCGACTTCCTCGATGTCCGAGACGGAGATGGGGGCTTCCTCCCGGACGAGCTTGCGACAATGGGGGATACTCCGGTGGATGTACTCCGAGAAATTTCCGAGGATGGTATTCGTATCCTTATGCACGAGGGCGATGCCCTTGGTCCTGGTCCAATTCTCAGGGTTCATGTAGAGTGCCTTTCCATCCGGGGGTTCGACTTTGGGTTTCTTCTCTCCCTTCGTAGGAATGTTGGTACGGACTTCTTTCCATAGGTCGTTCAGTTCCATGAGGTTACTCCCGGTATGTTGACGTTTTTTCCATCGTCGGAATTGACGTTGATTTGATTAGACCACAGACTACCGCTAAAGTTCCAACAGATATTCATAGTTATTTCCCCGCTTTGTTCCGCATCCACCAAGCGAGGGCTTCGAGGTCGTCTGCGGCGAAATTACCGTCGAGACAGATAGAGTGGGGCATAGCTGAGTCCCAGGCGACGTACCACCCAAGATTGTAGATACTATTATCAGCCCGGATAGATTCTAAGCCAATAATGCTCTTTGCTTCTTCTTCATTCATAGGATTTCGAGCCCCTAGATCGAGCCTAAGTGAGTGCCTCCGGGAATTACCCCGGAGGTCCACCGCCAAGGGGAGGCTCGAAACTACCCTTGACTTGGCAGGGCTAGGGACCCTGCCTATTCGATACTACGGTTTTTCACCCACGAAATCACTTTCCTTCAGCACCGGGGCATCGAAGGCTTCCTTTATCCTCTGCAGTGTTTCCTTCGCTTCTTCGATAGATTCCCCGCAAACGCCGACAGCGCGCTCGGTGTGCCCCCAGGGGATTCCTTTATCGTCATAGTAGACCTCACACACCGCGAACCAAGGGGTTTCATTGTCGGTGAGTTCAACTACTCGATGATTCCAAGTTGCCATTTTTGTTCCTCTTTGTACTAAATACTTACTCGGATTGTGACTTAAGACAACCTGTTCCTAAGCCACGCACCGGCTAAGCACTTCTGGTAAGATTTCCCCTGTTCTCGTACCAATAGAGTTTATGGGGAGTGCCTAACTACCCCGCGGAGGTACTGAATGCGTGAGAATTGTCATGGTTGTAGGCGTTACTAGTTAGGTTCCAGTACTTATGGACGCCTCGTTATAGTCCGTTATCGAATCTCGTAGGTTCTGTTAACTCAGGTAACTAGCCTGAATCTACGCACGCTTAACGACCCGTCTGAGCCTTTGTACCGACGGACTCTCCACAACAACCTCACGCAACTTTTGAGCTACTCAGTTCCGTTGGTAGATCTAGCAGGGAGGGTTGCCTCTCTACTTTCGTTACCTTTCGCTCGTGCAAGGGGACTATTTCTAATCCCCTTGGGCTTGCGAACGGGCTCCGCCCGTGGTTAGTTCATCTCAGCCAGGACATCATCCGCATTGACTGCGGCAGTCTTGGCGATCTTCTCGTCTTCCATGCGCTTGATGACTGCGCCGGTCTTGGTCCCCGCTGCACGGAAGGAATCGTACAGAGCCTTCCGGGTGAGACCCTCGGTGGAATCCAATTTCTTTTGGAGAAATTCCTTGACCGCAGCGGCATCCTTGCCCGAGACTTCCATGATCGCGCGAACGACGATACTCGCGCCGGAGACTCCACCGCCACCCTCGCGGGCAACTTTCCACTTCCCCGCTTGGATACGACTGTCGAGGTCATCCACGGCCAGGACCATATCTTCTTCCGACATGGGCTTGTCTGCGGGGGAAGCCAACTCATCCCCGTACTTCTGCTCCGCGCCGTGGCCCGCGAACTGAGCGATCAGCGAGAGCGGAATCGGGAATGTCCGCGTTTCTCCGTTTCGGAAGTCCATCCTCAGGGAGACCGCACCGGCTTCGAACTGAACGATGCTGCCATC